ACGGGCAAGCTCCACTACCAAGTCTTTGAGCAGGAGATGACCAAGAAACGCCTGCGCCAAATGAAGGCTCTCTACGGGGATAAGATCCACTTCGAGCCTGCTGCCGGTACTGTGGATGAGAACATCACATACTGCTCCAAGGGTGGTCAGTTCAAGATGCGGGGCATCCCTTCCCGCGCAGGAGATCGGAACGATATCCACAACGCCACTGCTGCTATTGATGAGGGCGCTACCCTTGATCAGCTCATGGCCGACCCCGACCACATGCAGGTGATAGCCCGCCACATGAACTTTTTTAATGCGTACGTTACAATGAAACGTCGTACTGCAGGAAGAGTCTCCCTGGCAATGGGGATGGAACGGGCCATACTACGTCCCTGGCAGACTAGTCTCCTCCAACTCGTCGACGGACCTGTGGACCCTAGACTGGTCCACTGGCGATACGACTATGGAGGAAATGTCGGAAAGTCTTTCATGGGCAATTACCTCTTTGCCCTCCGAAATGCGGTCATCTTCACCGGTGGAAAGATGGGAGACATCGCTTTCGCGTATGACTCTGAGCCCATCGTGATCTTTGATCTCGCACGCACACAAGCGGATAAGATCGACAACGTCTACATGGCGATCGAGAACTTCAAGAATGGGCGCTTCTTTTCCCCCAAGTACAACTCAACAACAAAAATCTTCACTGTCCCACACGTGATAGTATTCGCAAACTTCGAGCCCAACTACTTAGCGCTTAGCGCCGATAGATGGGACGCCGTATTAGTTGACTAAAAAAAGTGGTTCCAGAGGTGGGGTACAGTATTACCCCCACCGCGGAACCACCTTGTCTATATAAGGTGGCTCCACTTTTTTATTTGTAAAAACCCGCGCCACCAAATTGGTGGCACGTTTTTAATAAAATTCCTCTCGGGATATACGCCCCGGTTCATGCTATGGCTGCTCGCGGATATAACCGGAAACATCGTAATGGGAAGTATTCTCGTGTTAAAAAATCTAAAAAATCTCGAAAAGTTCCTAAGGGAACAAGACGACAGATTAAAAAGGTTTTGTACTCTCTCGCCGAGACAAAACGAATCATAGAACGTTTTTCAGTAGGCTTACAGTACACCCATAACTCCTGGAATGTAATAGATCAGTCAATTTATTACACCACCAAAGGAGTTAGATCCGGCATTTATGGAGGTGCCACCGATCTCAGTGCCAATAGTCAGACTATTGACCAAAGGATTGGTGACGAGATTCTTCCAACTTCTTGCTTATATAAAATATTTTTGCAAAACAATGAACGTTTCGGGACCGTACACCACCGTTTCATGTGTATTAAGGGTCCCTACAGCATTACACCTACCAAGGCCGATATTTTTGAACTTGCATCTGGGATCACCCTGATGAATGATATCAAAAAGACTGGTTCCTTCACGGTTATATATGACAGGACCGTCACCCTTACAGCTGGTGTACCTGGTTTCAACGCAAACCAAGGTGGCCAGATTGATTACACTCTTGTTGGATCGGGTACATACGGTACTGATACCGGAGAATCCGGAGTTGCTTTTCAACCCGGGTCTCGTCTTTTGAACCTGCGTATTCCAACCCCTAAGAAAATCAAGTACCAGAATGGTACTGATTATCCTGATTTTGTATACACCCTGTGTTATATGCCATATGTGGTACAAAACACTTCAACCACGTTGAATGTTGCTACCATAAATGAGATGGTCAAAATTGTGAAGTTCAAGGACTTCTAGAGACTGTGAGCGAAGCGATCAGGCCGCCGAGCTGGTTATGCGCAACCACTTGCGCGACCCTTCATGAAGGGTCACACCCTTTCGTTTTTTTTTTCTGAATAAAGTCTATAAAAGAACCGAACTCTCGGCAACCTCGAAACCACACCACACAGCACGCCACACGCCACGCAATGCCTTGCGCCAAAAGAGCCTCACCGTGCCTCAACTGGATTGCCACGCAACACGTTGCGTCGTGGGATGAACCGTGCTATTTGGAGAACACTACCGTCGCCACGGTGCGGTTCTACATCTATGGTAAGGAGATCTGTCCTACCACGGGCAAGCTCCACTACCAAGTCTTTGAGCAGGAGATGACCAAGAAACGCCTGCGCCAAATGAAGGCTCTCTACGGGGATAAGATCCACTTCGAGCCTGCTGCCGGTACTGTGGATGAGAAC